ATATCCCACGGAGCAAGAAACTGACCCTTCTTGATATTGACGATCTTATTCGTTGAGCAAGCTCTTTGTATCAAATCTGTCTGTCGACATAAAAACGCAGGTATTTGAAGAACATCTACTGGATGATTTTTATTTTCAATTTCATCAATATCAGTGACAGAGTGAACGTCTGTGAGCGTTTTGATGTCAAGACTTCTTCTTATGACACCGAAAGCTCTCATGGTTTCATCCATGCCAACTCCACGTTGACCGTTAACTGATGTTCTGTTTGCTTTGTCAAATGAAGCCTTAAAAATGTATTCTATGCCATGTAAATTGCATACACGTTTGCACTCAGTCGCTATCTCTAATGACTTTGCTAGCGTTTCGTGCTGGCAAGGCCCCGCAATTATCTTCAGTCTTTTCATGACAAGACCCCCACTAAACCTAAAGTGAATGTTACTAGTCTCATTCCTAATAACATCGATATTGTGATTAATATTAATTTAGTCATATTATTTTGAATCCTTATATGGTTTCAACACGGTTTCGTAAATGCTATCTGCGACATACTTCATACACATAGGTGCGACCATCAGACCGATTCTAGCAAGCTTCTCGTTTAATGTGCCTGTCAGAATATAATCTTCTGGCAGTGTCATCAGTCGTTTGGATTCCTTTGTGGTAAATACCCTATCCTCTGATGCGTGTAGATGCACCGCAAGAGAGGTTTGCAATCCTTGTTCGGATAACGTATGCGATGCTTGATGCCACGGCACTCGTCTGGATTGAAAGAATGAGTTCTTTGGGTCTGGAACTTCCTTACCCCACTTTGCACGATGTTTAATCACCTTATCATACCACGGCCGAACCACATCATCACCCACTGATACTACTTTCTCAGGGTTCTTGGGTAATCTCTTCAACCACTTGTATTTCGCACCCTTCCTCATAATCCTACACAACTCAATAGCTTCTATCATGTTCTCGTCATCATTTCGTAAATCACCTATCGCTTGTTCTATGGTCGGCTCTTCTTCTATTCTTGGTTCTGGATAGATTGAACTTGCCAACATCCACGGCATATCAATCTTTTCCATCACATCGTTTCGTATGGATATGATAAACACTCGTTGTCGTTTCTGTGGCACACCGTAATGAATACCATTCAGTACCTTGTATACTGTGGTGTATCCGAGCGCTTCGAAGTCTCGTACCATCTTGGATAGATGTTCTCTCGCATAGTCCATCGTCAGACCCTTGACGTTCTCACACACGATAACTTTGGGTTGCATTTCGCCCGCAATGCGTATCTGTTCCCATGTCAGGTCTTCAATGTTCTTCTGTTTCATACCATACGCAGTCTTTTCTTTGTTCCAGCCTTTCTGCTTAGTACCGCTCATAGAGAACGGCGGACAAGGAGGCGAGCCGTCTAGTATATCCAGCTCTCCTACCTTCAGTCCTGTCATCTCCATGATCCTGGCCCCAGTCACCTGTTTGATATCACCACAAATATGTGGTGTGTTGGGCCAGTTCTCCAGATAGGTATTTACTGCGACCTGTTGAAACTCATTGACAAACTTACAGTCACCGCCCGCAAGTTTGTATCCAGCAGACGAACCACCGCCACCTGCGAAGAATGATATGTAATTGAATAATTTTCTGTCTGATGATTGTTTTAGCTCATCAAGCGTGTATCTATAGTATCTCATAATTAAAAAAATCCATCTAAAGTTCCTTGTGTTCCATAACTATCGTCTATCCACCAACCTATCTTCTCTGAGATAAACTTCAATGGTTCGACAAATGATTTAGTAAACTGTGTATCATAGTCTATTCTGTCCTTCAAGTCAAGTTCCTTTGGAAAGAAAGTGATAAAAGAAAATGCACTTGCGGTATACACGTTAGGCTGACGCAGATGCACAAACTTAATCTTATCACCCTCTTGTATCAGAGGGTATTTGTTCGTCAGTTTCTTGGTCTTGAGTAGGTGATTGTATAGTATTGCACCCTTACAGTGTATAGGCGCACCCTTGGCAAACATACCGTTTGATGATGAGAACTTCTCAAGTCCGTTCACACTTCTTGGATACGCAATCTCTTCTGGTTCTAAGTTCATAAAGTCACTCCGAAAGTCTTGTATGAATGTATTTAGCACATCGCTATCCTCGTTCATTATGATCTTGAGTGCTTCTTTAATCTTGTTCCGACACACCTTTGGAGTAGATGACTTGACTGCTTCGATACCCATGATCTTGAGCTTGGGTTCGTTGTATCGTACCCCCTCACTATCGTGGACATTGAGAATGTATCGTTTCTTTGCAGTCCAGATACCCTTGTCTGCGATAACCTCTCTCGCCATGACCATCTTTTGTTCGTATGCGTTCGTTACCTTAGCAAGAGCTTTATAACTATTTTCAATAAATGGTTCCAGCTTCTCGTTTGCAATCTTATCCAAGAAGTTGACAATTGTTCTAGTCTCTTTTCCCTCTCCAAACAGTTTATCAACCAATCGGTCAAAAGTGATGTATACCGAATCTGTATCCGAAGCAATAACATAGTCTTCATTTTTTGTCTCCAATAGTTTATTAAGATAGATGTTGAGAGACTTCTCAATCCATCGAATAGATAGTTGTCCTGATGTAGTGATTGCAGATGCAATCATAAGGTCATAGTATCGAAAGTAGTTGTTTCCAATCGCACCATAAGCTGAGTTAAGAGATATCTTCTTTGCCATCTGAATGTTGTTGTACTTGGATATATCCTTCAACAACTTAGGGTCTTTGGTATTCTCATACTCTTGTGATGCTTGCAACATAAGTTTCTTGTACTTGGTACGGTCATTGTACATGGTTTCCATTAGTTCTGGAAGAAACCCACGTTTGTCTTTACGAAAGAACGCACCATTAGGGGTCATACAGTGTTCAGTGTTATTCTGTGCTTTACCTTCGAGCATCTTATCTACCAGCCCTGTCTCTGGTTTGCTGGGAATCAATGTCTCTGGTGATATGTTGTACTGCATGATTAGATGAGGATACAGTGAGTTCAAGTCAAACGACATCACCCATTTGTGCATACCCACTTGAGGGTCTTTGACATACGCACCTTCGAACTTCTCTGATTTCTCTTGAGATACTTTTTGCGGTATGACAATGTTTCTTTCACGCAGATAGTTGTAGATAAGAATGTCCCAATACTTAACCGAACCTAGCACATCGATGTAGTTAACCTTAGCATCGTATGCCATAGTGAGACACAGTTCGACCAGACGCATCTTGTCCTCTAGCTTGTCAACAATCTCAACGTCCTGTATGTTATACTCAATGAACGACTGCCAATCTTTCTGATACCATTCACTGAATGTCTCAAAAGGATTGCCGTCCTTTTGTTCACCAAGTTCAACAGATGCAATGTGGTCTAATCGATAAGACTCTTGTGCAGTATAGGTATACTTACGATAGAGTGCCATGAAATCAAGTCCAGCGATGCCTGCAATATCATATGCCTGATGCGTTCTTCCCATCTTGTAGACAGACTTCTCTCGCACTGAACCCCAAGGCGACAGACGTTTTAACTCGTCCTCGCCAAACAGATTGATTATACGATTACAGATGTAAGGTATATCAAAGAACTCAGTGTTCCAACCTGTAATGATATCAGGGTAGTGACGTTCCCAAAACACAAGAAACTCTTTAAGAAGATGCACTTCGCTTTCACATTGTACATAGGTTACATCTTCACGCTCATTATGAAACTCACCCACACCCCATACCATAATCTTCTTAGACTGATGGTTCTTGATGGTAATGGATAACAGTTCTTCTTTTGCTTCAGTGGGAGAGGGAAAACCATTCTCTGATTTAACCTCAATATCAATTGTTGCCATCATCAGTTGGTCAATATCAAACTCTACACGGCCTTTGTATTGATCTGCAATATAGCTGTATGGATGTAATGTGTTGCCATAGATTAACTCAGGTTGAGATTTATATGACTCAACATGTTCTTTAGCTTCTTTGATGGTATTAAATTTTACGTCTGTGACGTATCGCCCGTCTAGGGTTTTGTGTGGTGTTTCTTTTCCTACAGGAGCATACAGTGTAGGCGAGTATTTGACACGCCGATTTTGGTTACGTTCACCGTCGATAACCTCTCGTACTAACAAGAAGTTGCCGTATTGTATTACGTTAGTGTAGAATGAATTCATAATAAGATTTCTATATAAGTGTTTTTATAGGGAAAAATGGAGCGGACGGATGGTAATGCACCACCGTCTATTGGTTGGAAACCAATCGTAATACTTTTATACTACGTCCGCTTTGTTCATTGTGTATATATAATAACATACAAATCACTTAATGTCAATCACCTTTTCTACTCTTTCTAATAATTTTTCAACTTTTTTCTTATACCCCCATCCTAACAAACCAGCTTTCTTTCCGTTGTCATAAGGTGGTTCTCTATTGGTTTTATAATACTGATTAACTGTAAGATCAATAATTTTACCGTCTTTATCCACTACCCACCAATGCCATATATCCTCATTATCTTTACCATGCCACAAGTGTACATTTTTACTTCCAAATATTTTATACAAAGTAGCTGATGCAGCATAACAATGACCAAAGAGAGTCTGAATAGAATTACGTTTACGGAACTTTACAGCCACCAAATCTGGTGTAAGGTTATCTACTATAACTTTGGATACTGTTTCTAAGTTTTCTTTATTGTATACCATATATCAAAAACTAAATAATAATTCCAGATGTCATCTTCGTATACGCAGCTTCAATCTCACTGTTTGATGGTGTCATTAAAATAATACCACCAGAATAAAAAGTTACACTTTCTGGATTTTCTTGACCAGTTAGGCATACTCCACGAGCAAACCCCATTTGTTTATCTT